ATGCGGTCGGCGTCGGCCATGATCGCGGCGCGGTTCTTCGGGTCGTTGAGGTAGGTCAGCGCGGTCGCATTGGCGCGCCCGGCGGGCGCCGGTGCGGCCGCATCCTGGCCGCCGAGGATCGACAGCGCGTTATCGAGCGGACCGGCCATTACAGATGCCCTTTCGAGATCAGGGTTTGCAGGTTTGCCGCCTTCGTGCGCAGGTCACGCGCGGCTTTGGATCCGGCGCCCCCGAGCTCCTTCATCAGGTCCGCGATTTCCTTCTGGTCGCCGGACGCGGCGGCGTTCTCCAGCCGCATGATGCGCGGGTCGAAGTTCTGCGCCCACTGCTGATCGAATGTGCGCTTCACGGCCGGGTTCTGGCCGGAGCCCTGCAGCGCCTGCTCTAGGCCGGACCGGTAGTGCTCGGCGCCACTCGTCAGCGCGTCGTTCAGCACGGCGATCTTGCGGATCGCCTGCGGCGTGTAGTCGAGGGAGCCGTTTGCGCGCACCTGGGCCTCGAGGCCGGCGTTCGTGTGCGGTCCCATGCCTTGGGCGGCCTGCAGCGCGGAGCGCTCGAGCAGCTTGCCGAGAGTGTTGTAGTCGGTCGCGCTGTCGCTGCCCAGCGTGTAGCCGGTCGCGCTGGCGATCTTCTGCGTGAGCGCGCCGAGGGAGCCTGTGTTCAGCCCCTTGTCGGCCTCGGTGATGATCTGGCGGTTCAGGTCGTGCATGATCGGTGCGTTGTTGGCAGCCGCGCGCGCCGCGGTGACTTCCTTCTGCGCGTCGTCGATGGCGCCGGCGCCACCTGGTGGCAGCATGGCCGGGCCAGCGCCGGGCGCGCTCGTGACAGCGTTGTAGCTACCCGGCACCGGCCGCGTGTTGAGGATGGCGCCGTTGGCACCGCGCTGCACGATGTATCGATTGTTCAGCGCATCCGCTTGGATCTCCTCGCGCTGCATCGGGGCGACCTGGTTGGCGATCTGCCCCACGTCCTGCACGGCGCCCGGCTGGTACGGGCTATTCTGCACGACGTGCGTCTCCGCGCCGTCGTTCACGAGCGTCGTGTTGGTCGTCTGCGCGGACGGCGCGATAACGCTGTTTCGGTTCGTGATCAGCCATTGCTTGAGCTGACCGGGATCGGCCGGCGCGTGCTTCAGCGCGGTCATGAGCAGTGACGCAGCGCCCGGATTCTGCTGGCTGTATTGCGATGCCCAGTCCAGCACCTTCGAGCCCGACAGCTGCGGATCCATGGACAGCGCACCGAGGCCGGACGCGATGTCCTCGCGCTGCGACTTGTTCAGGTTCTGCAGGCCCTGCTTGATCGTGATCGAGTCCTTCGCGACGTCGTTCAGCTGCTTCGCCAACGCGGGGCCGTAGAAGGCAGGCGCGGCCTGCAACGCGGCGTTGCCGGCGGCGATCGGATCGAGGTTGCCGTCCTGGTCGCGGAACTTGTTCCAGTCGATCTTCGACAGGTTCTCGCGCTCCTGGAGCTGGCCCTGCAGCTGCGTCTGCTGAAGGCGACCGGTTTGCAGTTGCTGCTGCGCGCCCGCGATACCGAGCAAGGAAGCGACGGGCTTGAGCGCCGTGTCGAAGCTGGGCGCCTGCGCTTGAAGGGCGATGGTAGGGTCGAGTGCCATATTACGGACCTCCGAGTTGGCCGAGCATGTAATTCATGCCCTGGGTATGGCTGGCGGCTGCCTGGGCGTCGCTGATGCCGTTGCCTGTGAACGATCCGCCGCCGAGCATGCCGCTCAACGCGTAATACCCGGCCGCATTGTTCGCCGCGCCGCTCCATGCGTTAGCGGCGCCCACAGTGCCGGCCGCCTGCGCGTTCGCGCCAGACGTGAGTGTGTTCGCGATGTTCGACGTCACCTGCGCGCCCGTGTTGCCGACGCCGGCCGCGGCATTCTCGCCAATGCCCAGCAGCGACGACAGGCGGTTGTACGTTGCATCGTTCTGGCTCATGTAGCGGCCGAATGCGTTCTGGTAGGCCGTGTTCGCCATGCCCTGGTTAAAGCCGATCAGGTCTTTCAGCGCGGCTCCGGACAGCACGCCGTCCTTTGCGGCCTGACTGTTCTGCAGCGCCTGCTGGCCCTGCTGCAGCTGGAAGTCATAGCCGGGGTCCTTCCACTGTTCCCACGTCTGCGCGTTGAACGGCTTCATCAGGCTGCCGTACGTGCTCCCATCAGTCGGCGTACCGAGGCCGAGCAGATTTCGAAGCGACGATTGCGCGTCGTAGCCAGTGTTGATGAAGGGCTGGAGGCTCTCGCGCGTCTGCGCCAGGTTCTGCTGCTGCAGATCGGCGGCATGGTTGGCGGCGTTCGCTTGCGTGTTCGCGGCCGATTTCGATGCGCTGCTGGCGATGCCCGCGCCAAGCAGGCCAGCTCCGCCGACAACCAGAGCAGATACAGGGTCGAAGTGCCGGCCGTCGCGCGCGGCGAAGCCGACGGGATGATCAAGCAGTGCAGGATGGTTTCGCATGTCGTAATTTCCTCAGTTCGTAGCGGATCGCGGCTCCGGTTTCGCCGACTTGTTCGAAGCCCAAGCGCCGCGCGAACGCGTGCCCAGGGGTGTGATCCTTCTGCACCAGCGTTTCGACGTGGCCGTGACGGCGCAGTACCTCGGCCATGACGGCCACTGCGCGGCGGCCAAACCACCGGCCGCGCGCTTCCGGCACGGCGCCGACGTGCATTTCGGCCCCTCGGATAATCACCACAGCGCCGTCGACGTCGACGAGCTGCCAGCCGGCCAGCGCCTGGTCGAGCTGCGCGGGCGTCATGGTCGGCGCGCGGTCGCCCAGCGCGTGCAGCAGCGTGGCGCACAGATGAAGACGCATGTCCATCAGCTCTTCAGGTATCCGTCGAGCTGGGTGATGGTGATGGCATTGGCGATGCCGCCCAGCGCACGCAGGGTGTCGCCGGCGGCCATGTCCGGCACGTCGACGTCGAGGTAGTCGTTCGCGCCGATCGAGACGCCAGGCAGGAACGTGTTCGCCGCCGCGCCGGCTGCGGCACCGACGGCCGCGTACATGGTCACGGGTGCCGCAGCTGCTGTGGTGTTCGCCAGTCTCACACGCATCGACTTGAGCACCGTCTGCGACGGTGTCGTCGGCACGGTAAAGATCGGCGTGTCTGCAGCGGGGAGCTGCTGCGGGGCGAAAAACCGCTGGTAGGTGATCGTCATGGCTTACCTCAGTTTCGCGTCCGTCACGATCGTGACGGTCTTCGTGTTGATGATGTAGGCGGCCGCGTAATACGGTTGCCGATATGGCGCGGTGACGGCGCTGACGACGGTAGTGCCGGTACCGCTCGCCACAGTTGTCGTCGAGACGGAGATCGTGGTCGAGCCGCCCGTCGTGCCCTGCCCATATAGATTGCCCGCGCCGACGATGAACAAGTCCTTCATGTTCGGCGTGCCATTTGTGCCGTCGGCCAGCTGCCACCCTGACGGGATGTCGGCGGCCAGGCCGGTGTAGAGCCTGATCAGCGTGAGCGGCTTGTACGTCTCCTTCGTCAGCTGCAGGCGCGGAAGCGCATGGCGAGGCGGCGCGACCTCGTCGGCCTTGCGCGTGCGCGCTGCTCGGACGGGAGCAACGCCGCTTTCGGATGAGCGCATGGCGGCACCGCGGCGCGTCCGCGACATCGCCATCGAGTCCGCATCGCTGGTATCGCTCGTTCCGCCTTGTTTCTCCCACATGTTGTGCAGGAACAGCCACCAATCGCGGTTCCATCGACCTGTTTTTGGGTCGATAGGGGCTACCGTGAACGGAGGGATCAGGCTCATGCTCGTGTCCCCATGCCGCGCAGCGTGGCGCCTACGACGTCACGCGGTACCGGATCGGATATACGGACCTCGTACACCCGGTCGCGTGCCATGCCCAGGCGGCGCCAGACCGCGCGACGCTTGAACTCACCGATCTGGCCGATTCCCGTCCAGTGCTCATTACCCCACGAGAAGCCGCCGTCGTTCGACATACGCATCATGATCTGCGGGTCGCTGCCCTGGCCGATGGTCAACCCCTGGCCTGGCGTGAACTCGATCTGCAGCCAGGTCTGGCGCACGCGGTTGCGTTCGCCCTTGTCCCACACGTGCGGCGTGCGGCGAACGGCCACCAGAGGAGCGCCAGCGTCGTCATACGCCTTGCGCGTCATCCGGTAGATCGTGCCGTTCAGGTAGTCGCCGACATAGATGTCCCCGGCGAGATTGATGCAGCAGTTCGCGCGGTGCCGATGGAACGTGCCCTCCGTGGCGTCAAAGCTCGCGCGCTGGTGCCATAAGCCGGTTGTCAGGTCGAACACCCACGTGGCGTCCGCGCTGGGGAAGGTGATCTGGTAAAACTCGTGACCCTCTTCGCTGTAGACGAAGGCGACCGCGTCGCTCAGCGTGGCATATTGCGAAATCTGGTAGGCGACGGCCGCAGTGCTCACGGGATCGTAGTCGTAGTCCTTCGTCAGCACGATGACGTTTTCGCCGCGCTCGGACCGCGCGAGCCAGATCAGACCTTTGCCCGTGCGGCACACGCTACCCGGCGCTTGGCAGCCGACGTCGAGCATGGCGCCCTGGAGCCGAGAATACGGGAAATACTGGTTGCCGGCGTCGTACCAGATCTCCGTCGTGCGCTCGCCGAGCAGCCATACCTGACGATTGTGCTCGATGGGTACCACGAGATTGTCGGACGCGGCGTCCTTCAGGGCGAAGTACGTTGCGTCGAAAGTATCCGAGCCATTCCAGTAGAGCGGCGACGTGAAAAATTGCTGCGACCCTGGCTGCCCGAACGTCAGCCAGCCGTCGATGAACGCCGCGCCGCGCGCTGCAATGTTGAACTGCTTCCAGAGACCGGTCGACAGGTTGTAAGCATAGATACTCGCACCATCGGCGAAGGCGACGACCTGGCCGGCGCCGTTGTCGCGAATCCAGACAAGCCCGGCACTTGTCCCGAGGGTGCCGATCTGTGTCAACGTCACGCCGTCGAAGAGATACGCACGGTTGCCGATGGCGACGGCAGCACGCGTGTTGCCCGGCAGCGTCCACATGCCGCGCACCGGCGCGACCGGTCCGGAGGTGACGGCGATCAGTCCTGGCGTCCCCAGCAGCGCGAGCGGCGCTTTGGCTTCGCTGCTCTGGTCGACCTCGACGAACCAATTGATCAGGCGCTGCGCGTCTTGTAGCGGATCGGCTGCCTCGTACGATGGGCCGACGAATGCGAATTCGGGCATCAAAATCCCCCGTTCAAGATCCAGCCGGCATCGTTCACGTTCCCGCCGACCAGCAAACCGTCGTACGTTGACGTCGCCTGCGGGGTGGCGTTCAGCGCCTTGATCGCCTTCTTCGTGGCGCGTGCCTGTTCGGCCAGTTCGGGCGCCGGCGCCGTCCCATATTCCGGGGCCAGCAGCACGGCCAGGTTCGTCTGCAGCGCGAGCATGTAGCCCTGCGGTAGCGTCACCGCGTCAGTGAGATTGGCGAACTGTGAAAACACCATGTCGGCCCAGAGATGAAATTCGGCGTTCTGGGACGGCACCGGCCAGAAGATGAGCTCGGCAAGCGGGTACGACGTGTTGAAGTACATGACCTTCGGCCACGGGCCCGGCTGGTTCTTGATGCCGATGCGCGAGTAGCGGGTGAAATCGACCTCGGCACACGGGTAGTCGACCGTCGTGCCAGCCGGCTGCAGGCGCGTGTAGGCGCCCGACAGACGCAGTGGACGCGCGATGTTGAAGTCGCCGCCAGTGCCGACGGTATACGTCGACTTCCCCGCTTGAAGCTGCAGCACGTACTCGTTGTTGTTGAACACGGCCAGGTGCTCGGTACTCCAGAGATCGAGCATCGCGTTCAGCTGCTCGAGTCCGGTCGTGCTGTCGTCGGCCGAGAGGGTCTCGCCGACCGCGATAGCGCCGATCTTGCGAAGCGCGCCGTGGATGATGTCGTAAGCAGTGGTCATGTCCAGGAATTCGAAAGGGGGGGGGCCGGGCGGACCCGGCCCGAGTGGATTACGGCAGCGGCAGGGTCGACGGCAGGCCGCCCGACAGTGCGCTCGCGATCGGCCGGGCGACCAGAATCTGGTAGCTTTCACCGGCTGTCGGCGTGATGCCAGCGCCGGTGTTGTTCGAGAACGTGATTGCCAGCGTGTTGGCCGCCGAGACACGGAAGTTCGCCAGACCAAGGCCTGCTTGGCTGGTCGGCTTGTTCACTTCCACGAAGTCGCCAACCTGCAGGCCGGTGACGGTGAAGGTCTGTTCGGCCGTGGTGTTGGCCGCGACCTGGGCGGGCGTCAGGGCGACAGCCAGCAGCGCGAGCAGCTGGACGTTGCCGAACGGAATAGAAGTCGGACCGGACGAGGTAACGGCCGGTCCCGGATTGTTGTTTGCCATGAAGGCCTCCAAAAAGGAAACCCCGCCGAAGCGAGGTCAGGTTGCGGATGCTGCGAGGAGTCCAAGCAGCAATTAGCCGGCGACGCGGCAGGAAAGTTCGCGATACAGCGGGGCCCAGCCGTACAGCACGTCGATACGGCTCGGCAGGGCGTCGTTGTTGATCGTGTACTGGCGGACGATACGCAGCGACATGCCGATGTCCTTGTGCGACGCGCGTGCCGCCATGTCGACGCCGCCCGGCAGCGGCAGGTCCGCTGACACCAGCGTGAACGCGTCACGGTGGAACGCCATCGATTGCGGCGACGAGGTGCTCGTGGAGAACATCGTGATGTTCGCGTTGTCGACCGGGGCTGCGGTGCAGTTCTGGAACGCGTCGCTGACGATGAACGCGTTGGCAACGGTCAGCTGTACCTTGCCGGCACCGTCCGACGTGTAGGTGCCGCCCACGACCACGCCGGCGGAATCCGTCACCGGGACGAACGTGCCGTTCGACGGGGTGCCGACCGGCGGGAGTACGACCGCGTAGCGGGGCTTGCCGGCCACCGGCTGGCGGTTCTGCGGGTTCACGGCGCCGACGTTCGCGATCGAGATGATGTCGCCGACGTTCACCACGGCGGTGGATGCCGTCCAGCCCTTCGTCGCCAGGGTGCCCGAAGCGGCCCAGCCGGTGGTCAGGACGGCGGACGACACGCCGGTGGCGTCGAACTTCGGCGCGCCTGCGCCGGAGCCGAACGTGTGCGTCGCGACGTTCTGGTCCTGCATCCAGTTCAGGCCGAGGGTGTTCTTGCCGAGCAGACCTTTCTCGTACTGTTGGCTGATCTTCACCTGCGGGTTGAACAGGCCGGTCAGGGCGCCGGCCATCGAGGCCATCGACCACTGATCCAGGATCACCGAGCGGTTGCCGTCACGCGGCGCGGCTTCGGAGTCCAGCCAAGCGCCGGCCTGCAGGAACGGGGCGACGGCGTTCGGCGCGGTACCGGCGACGCCGGTGACGTTGAACGTGTTGTTCTTCGCCATCAGGGCGCCGTCGAAGTCGACCCGGTTTGCGATGGTGGCGATCTGCGGTTGCAGCACGCGCTTGCTGAAGTCGTCCATCGACAGCAGCAGGTCGGAGGTGCTGAACTGGGTGTCGACGTGGAACTGGGTGGTCAGCGTCACCGGGACGCTGCCCTCGGTGAATGCCTCGATGTTCAGCGCCGGGCCGGTGCTGCCCTTGAAGCGGGCGGGACGGCGGGCGTTGACGGTGTAGCCGATCTTGGCCCCGTCGATGCCGAATTTGTCGTCATATTCGCGATTCACCTGGTTTGCGAAGCACAGTTCGTTTTCCAGGATCATCAGGCCTTCGTTGGTGATGTCGCTGATGGTAAGCAGGGTATTGCCGGGCATGGTTAGCTCCAATAAAAAAGCCCGCTCAAGGCGGGCTTATGTGGTGGGTGGCGACTCGTTATCCCTTGCGCTCAGCGCGACGGCGGGCACGGTACTCATCGAAGGAGTTTGCCGGGCCCGGGTCGACGGCGCGGCCGTCCTTGACGGGTGTGATCGGGGCGGGTGCCTTAGATTTTTCGACTGCAGGTGCGGGAGCAGCTTTCGGCGCGGGCTCGTCGTCGGCGTCGGCATCGTCGGCCAGTCGGTCTTCCAGCTTGCCGAGTTGGCGCAGCGCGGTCGTGGCGGACATGCTGGCGAAGCGCTTCGCCTCGTCCGGATGCTTAGCGAAGTAGTACGCGATATGCGGGCCGACGTCGCTTTCCAGGATGGCCTGGTGCAGGTGGCCGGGCAGCTGTACGTCCGAGGCTTTGATGACGGCTTCATAGTCGTCGATCTCGGCCTTGGCGCGCTCCTGCGCGGTCTGCCAGCGCTGGGCGAGCTGCTCGCGTTCCTTCTTGGCCTGGGCTTCCGCCTGATCGCGCTCGCGCTTCGCCAGACGCTGGTCCGCCTTCCATTCCGCGACCGCTTCGATGTACTCCTCGTCGTTCGCGAACTTGGCACGGTCCGGGCGCGGTTCTTCCTTCACCGGCTCGGCCCGCACGGACATGGCATCGAGCCGGGCGCGCAGCTCGGCAGCCTCACGTTCGGCCTGCTCGGCCCGGGTTTCGGCCTCGCGGCGCTTGTTGGCCAGTTCGGACATGCGTTCCGAGATCGGCTTCTTCGCGCGCTTCTCTCCCTTGTCACCTTCGGCGCCAGGTTGGGCACCCGTGGCATCGCCTTTCGGCGCTTCCTTGGGCGGCTCCGCTTGCGGGGGAGCACCGGAATACATGGCGGCGATGGTCTCGCTCGTCACAACGTTCGGTTGGACGCGCTCTGCGTGACGTGCAGTGGCCGGATTTTGTTGCTCAGTCGACATGAGGTCTCTCACGGATTGGACCCGATGAATGCCCATCGGTAGGCGTGGGTGCACTACGCGTGCTCGCGGTGGAATTCGTTGTTGGGGCCGCGGTCTTCGCCGAGCTCCAAGTCGGTGTGCGCGTCCAGCTGCGCCTCGCGCCAGGACTCGTCATTGCGCATGGCCGTGTCGTGCAGCTTCGTCTCGGCGGCGATCTGCGCGCGCATGTTCTGGCCGTGTTCCTTGGCCAGGGCGCGACGGTTCTCGCCGTCCTGGCGGACCTGTTCGTGATGCATCTCGTGAGTGGCCCACAGCTGGTCGGAGGCGAGCTTGCCTTGCTGGCGCACCTGCTCGACACCCATGCGGTATTTCTTCTCGAGCTCAGCCTGCTGGAGCGCCTGCTGCAGCTGCTGCACGGCGCCCGACAGGTGGGCGATGTAGGCCTTCGCCTCATCTGGCAGGTCGTCCGGCAGCTTCTTCTCGGCCATGGCGATGGGGTTCGCCGCAGCGAGGCGGTCGGCGACGTCCTGCGCAGCTTCGAAGTCCATCTGGCGCACGACGAGGTCGCCGGCGACCTGGCCGACCTGCGGCATGGTCTTGAGCAGGCCGAGCAGCATGTCGCTGTTTTCCTGGCGCTTCGTCTGGTAGCCGGGGCCCGTGTCCATCACCACGTCGTAGGTGCCGACGGTAACGTCGTTCAGCACCTGGCGGATCGCTCCGAGCTGGTCGCGCACCTTCTCGTTGATCGTGGTCGTCTGCGGCACGCCGTCCACCCCGAGGATCCGGATCACGCGCTGCGTATCGTAGTAGTGGGGGATCAGGTCGAGCAGGATGACGCCCGTGTGGCGGATCGCGCGCGTGAGGTTGTCGTAGAAGTGGTAGTTCGACATGTCCGACTGGCCCTGGCGGGCGCGGACCATCGTGCCGGAGGTCTCCTGGCCGGGCGCGCCGAGCGCGGGGTCGAACATGCCGGCGACGGCTTTCAGGTCCTCGCTCGCGGCCATGGCGGCATTGACGCTGGCGGCCGGGATTTGCTGCGGGGTCAGGCGCTGCGGCGGCGGCAGCGTCTCGCCGTCCTCGCCTTTCACGGGCTTGTAGACTAGGCGTGAGTACGACTTACGGTTGGCGTTCGCCCATTCGCCCTCGTGGCCTTCGTCTTGGCCTTCAGCGATCAGCCATGGAGCCAGCGGCGCGAGCGCGACGAACTCGGTTTCCTGGGTGCGCCAATAGTTGTACATGCGCTGCGGGTCCTTCAGCTGGCGGACCATGCCGAAGCGGATCGTCTTGCCGTTGTCGATCATCTCAGCCCCGACCACGCGCACGATCGGGATGTACTTGCCCGGCTGGTCGCGCTTGTCGAGCTCCTCGACGGCAGTGCACAGGGACCACTTGAGCTGCCGGCGAACGGTCGGGCGGGTGTGCACGATCGTCACGCCCAGGTACTGCAGGGCGTCCATGTCGATGCGCGACTTGAACATGCGCACGCCGCTGGAAAGCAGGCACAGCGTGTCGGCCACCTCTTCGAAGCGGTAGTACTCGGCGACGATCACGTCTTCCGCGCTGGCCCACACGGCTTTGTCGTCGCCCGGACCAAGGTCCTTCACGTCGGCGATCTTGGCGCGCGGGTGCTTCTTGCGGAAGGTCGCCTTCTTCATCGACGACGTGATGATGCACCAGTCGGCGTCCGAGCCGTCCGGCATCGTGGCCGACGGGTCCATGTAGACCGTGAATGGGTTGCGGATGCGGTCGACGTACAGTTCCTGGTCAAAGCTGTCTTCGGCGACGTAGCGCGAGCAGACGCGCCAGAAGCCCTCGCCGGCGCGCACCTGGTACTCGGCGCCCGTATCGTACGCGAGATCTGCATTGCTGTTCACCTCGATGTGCCGGATCAGGCCTTCGATCACGTTGGCCTTTTTCACGCAGGCGCCATCCGCCACCGGATGCACGCGGATGCGCGGCCGCGCCGCGCGCATGTTGTTCACGACGGAACGCACGAACGTGTCGGTCTTGTTGATCGTGAGCGCGGGCCGGCCGTCCTGCTGGCGGGCGATCTTCATGGCGGCGGGCCACTGTTCGCCGAACGAGAAACGGATGTCCTCGAGCTGGTCGGAGCGATTGCCGCCCTCGGCGTCGCGCGACAGCTTCAGCCGGCGGCGCATTTCGTCGATGATTTCTCTCATCCCATCCATCCCTGCGGGTGAAATTGCTGTTGCGGCTTCGGGGCCTGGGCCTTCTTCGGCTTCACGTCCGCCGCGAAGGTCAGAACGAAGGCGTCGGCGCGGTCTGGCGACTTGCCGTACACGGCCTTGTATTCCTTCTTCGATTGCATCAGCAGCAACCCGTCCTTGTACTTGTACTTCACGGATGCGAGCTGTGAACGCAGCTCGCCGCAGTTCGGCATCGATACCGGCGCGTTGGCCAAATAGTCGCGAGCGTCGCGCCACATGCGCGCCTTGACGTTGTAGTTCTTGCCATCGGAGAGCCGGGCGCCCGTGTGCACGCCGACGACCTTGGAGCTGTACTTGCCGGCCTTGAGCTGGTCGTAGCACGACACGCCCGGGCCATCGAGTTCGATCACGATCGCGCCGATGTCGCCGCCGGCCGCGACCAGGTCGTCGCATTCGGAGCTGACGACGGCGGCCAGGCCCGGGCCGTCGACGCCGCGGCGCGTCTCCTGCTTCAGGTTCAGCCGCCCGCGCCGCTTGTGGATCACGCTCTCGTCGTCGCCGAAGTGGGCGGCGTCCACGCCTACGATCCAGCTGCCCAACGATTCGACGTCGGCGGGGCCGTTACCCTGGGCTGTTGCAATGAGGTCGCCCGGGATCCACGCATCCGACGTCGACGCGTTGTAGTCGATGTCGATCTCCTGCGCGACGATCACCGGGTCCAGGCTTTCGCGCTGCTTCTGGTACCAGGCGTCGTCCTTGCGCGGATCCTGGCGCCAGTGGAACGTGAACACCTTGACTTTTCCGCTGTGCCGCTTCCGGTAGAACGGGTTGCCGTTGCCGTTGACCGTGGACAGGTCGATCTTGCAGTTCGACGTTTGCGACAGCGCCGCATCAATGGCATCCGGCCGCTCGTAGAACGCCGATTCGTCCTTGAAGTAGATCGACGTACGGTTGCCGCGCCCGATGTTGTCGCCGGCCTCGCCGATGATGGCGGCGCCGGTCTCCGGGTTCAGGATGCGCATGTGCGGCGCATGCTTGGCCTCGATGTAGCCCTTTGGCCGGAACTCCGCCGGCAACAGGTTGATGAACTGGCGAACCTTCCAGAACAACGACTTCGGGTCGCCCAGCTTGTCGACGTATTCCTCTTTACGGCTGCCGAAGCCGATTACCACGCCGGGGTAGAACGTCCACATCCAGACCGCGATGCCGACGGACAGCCAGGAGATGCCCATGTCGCGCGACTTCTCGGCCAGGCCGTCTTCGCGGCCCAGCCAGCGCTCGCGCACCCACACGACGAACTCGGCCTGCTTCGGGAACAGCAGGAAGGGGATGATGGTCGGCAGCCCGATCTCGGCGTTACGTGGATCGAACGTCATGCCCCAGTCGTTTATGAAGTCGACCGGGTTCGCCTTGTAGTGCTCGCGCAGGCCCGGCAGCAGGCCGGGATCGTTGCGGATGCGCTGCAGGCGTTCCGCGCGCATCTGGTACACGTGCTCGTAATCCGGCGCGCGGAAGTCGAACCAATCAGGCGCCGCCATTGATCATCCGTTTGTACGCCTCCTCGGCTGTGACAGTCACCGTGGACTCGGTCTTCATCGGCGGCAGGTCTTCAGCGCCGCCGTGTGCGACCTTCAAGCCGTACTGCTTCGGTTTCAGGCGCTGCGCGGCCTCGATGCGAGCGTAGATGCGCAGCTTCGCTTTCTGGATCGAGTCCTTGTCGTTCTTGCAGTTGTCCGCGATCTCAACGATCTCGTCGAACTGCGTGTCGATCTGCGCGCTTTTGGCCGCGTCGTACATCGCGGCGAAAATCGGGTTCTCGGCCTTCCAGCGGAAAACCGTGGCCTTGCTGGGCATGCCCTTGCGCTTGCAGATCGTGGCGATGCTTTCGGTGGTCGAGGCCATCGCGGCGCAGAAAGTCGCGGCCAGCTCTGGGTCGTATCCGGACATCTTCAGTCTCGCTCCTCGAGGGTGCCGCGCACGAACACCCACGACCAGCGCAGGAACAGGCCGGCCGCATCGCTGCCTGCGACGATGTCGAAACGCCACAGGCCACGCGCGAATTGGTCTTGCGAGATCAGGTAGCCGCGGCGGATCCATGCGAACACGGGGATGCGCAGGCGATAGCCCTGGTCGTAGCGGCTCAGGCCCAGCGGCACGACCTGGCCGGGCCGGATGAACAGAACTCGCGCCATCAGGCCACCATCGCGATAGCTGCGGTCAGCGCCGTCGGGCGATCCAGCGCTTCGTCGACGGCCGAACGGATGGCCTCGGCCGGGTGTGACATCTCCACGCCCAGCACGTCCATCTCGCTGATCAGCACGTGCTTGTGGCCGTCCTCGGTGAACGTGTGGAACTGCAGCTCGGAAAAGCGGACCACGTCGCCCAGCTGGACGGACATCGGGATCAGCTTGTCCGTCTTCGGGTGGCGCATGCCGGGGCCGACGGCGACGACCGTACCGCGATTCATGCCCTCAACGGCGCCGTCCTTCGCGCGATACGCGTCCGTCTTCGGCGGCAGCACGAAGCCGTCGATGCCGGTTGGGAGGTTCTCGTCGAGACGAACGACGATGCGGTTGCCGGTGGGTTTGAGCATGGCGGGTCCAGAAATAAAAAAGCCCGCGCGAGGCGGGCAAAGCTTCCAGCGGTGGGTGAAACCGGAAGCAGGAGACAACGGGAAGCGGAAAGCAAAAAGCCCCGCGTCATCGCTGACAGCGGGGCTTCTCAGGTCCCGGGCGTGCCTCGGGCTCCCATCAGGGAACCCGAACGCGTCTTGAGGGACGGAAATAAGTTGTTGGCCGGAATGTACTGCTGAGCTTTCCAGCTGTCAAGAACTTTCGCGATGGAATGTTTGGTATGTGGCGGAATCGGAAAACCCACCAGAGGAACAGGAAAAAACGGATCGCTAAACTATAGCTTTTCGTTGACTAAAGCTATAAAAAGGCTATAATTACCCTCATGAACTCGATCAACTGGACCCCGAAAGCTGCCAAGCAACTGCGCAAACTGGACAAGCAGGCGCAAGGCCCAATCCGCGATGCGGTGACGAAGCTGGCCACGATGCCGAACTGCCAGAACGTCAAAGCCCTGACGAACCACGAAAGCGGATACCGTCTCAGGGTTGGCAACTACCGGGTGTTGTTCGATTGGGACGGGCAAATCAAGATCGTCGAAATCAACGAAGTGAGCAAACGAGATGAACGCACCTACTAACATCCAAGTCATCAACGGGCCGGACGGGAAACCGGCCTTTGTCGTCATCCCCTACGACGAATATCGGAAGAGCCTCAACGAGGAGCGGGGCACGATCCCACACGAAGTTGTGAGCGCGACCGTTGACGGGGCCACGCCGGTGCGCGCCTGGCGCGAGTACCTGAAGCTGACGCAGGCCGAGGTTGCCGCGCGCCTGGGTATCTCCCAGCCGTCCTACGCGAAGCAGGAGAACAGCGATTCGTTGCGTCGGTCGAGCATCGAGAAGATCGCGGCCGCGCTGGGCATTACGGTGGAGCAGCTGGACTTCTGACGGCCGGGCATTACGGCATGGCCTTCCCGATCTCGGCGGCGGCGCGTGTGACGGCACGGCGGGCGGCAGACTTCGGATCATCGCCATGGGCTTCGGCGACGCTGCCCATCCACGTGTTGCCATCCCCGCAGACCAGTGTGTCGTAGCCGTTGGGCTTGATCTGGAGGTGGAGTCGAAGCGACAAATCCAACATGTCATCGCTGATCAGGATAGGGTTCCAGGCGTACTGGATCGATCCGTCCGCAAAGTGCAGGTTGAGCCAGTCCTCACCTTCGACGACCTCGACCTGGGCATCGATCGCGCGCGCGGCCAGCGTCAGCAGCTCGAGGTCTTCGACCGGGATTCCGTTGCTGGGCGGCCGCATCGGGAAGGGCGCCTCTTCGTCATCGGTCGTGCGGAACTCGTCGCCGACCCACTCGACCTTCCTGAATTTGTTCTCGTCCGTGCTCATCGTTGCCGCCCTCGCAAAGTCATCAGCCGCACATTGTAGGATAGCCGGCGCGAGGACTGCACGAAGCGGTGGCGCCGCAATCAACCGATTGAAACGGAACGGCACGCGTCCCGCCTCCTCCCACCTCCGCTTGAATTCCGCTACCTCAGCGTCTGTCCACTTCATCGATTCCCATCCTCCAGATCATCGGCCGCGTCCTCGACGGCCGCCTGCGCCGCGCGGAACCGCTCGACGAACTCCCGCACTGGGAACGAGCACTTGCGCGCCACGATCTCCGGCCGGGCCTGCTCGATGTAGCACCAGTTCAGCAGAAGCCGCTGCGCGAACGGAATGCGCGGCATGGCGAGCTGGATCTTGGTGGCGTCCTTCGCGTCGATGCCTTCGCCGACCTGGTGCCCGGACCAGACGTCGCCGAGGGCGGACCGGCGCATGCTTTCGCAGATGGCGCCCGTCATGCTGTCGGCGCCGCGCGGGCCGCGCGCGGTCGCCCACCTGGCCCAGTTCTCCAGCCTCCATCCGATGTCGCGGCGTTCGGTCAAGGCGCGATCTCCTCCGGGCCGGCCAGCGCGAGCGGGTCGTCGATCACGCGTGCTTCTACATCGATAACGTCGGTGTGCGAGCGCAGTGGCCCGGCGTAGGCCTCGGCCTGCGCGGCGGCGCGCGCGGCTTCGGCTTCGTTGCGGGCCGCCGTGGCGGCAACGCTGGCCATCATCTCCCCGAAGTAAAGCCAGATCACGCTGCCTCCGCCACCGGCGCCGCGACGCCTTCCATGTGCTGGGCCAGCGACAGGATCGCCAGCGCGTCGGCCTCGTTGTTGTCCTTCGGGCGGAAGCCGCGGGCGCGCGCGGTTTCGCACATGGCCGCCTTGTCCGCGTTGCCCTTGCCGGTCCAGTGCTTCTTCACGACGCCCACGCCCACCGGGCGCAGCGGCACGTTGTTCGCCGCGCACCACATCTCCAGGCACGCGAGGAAGCCGCCGTAGACGTGCGCGGCCAGCGTGCCGGCGTGCTGCTTTACGTCCTCGTAGTAGACCGCGTGGATCTCGCCGCCGGCGACGCGCTGCTCGTTGAGGAAGGCGCGGAACTTCAGCCAGCGCTGGCCGGCAGCTTCCATGCGGCGCGGTGCGAACGATTCGCTGCCGCTGGCGACGGTGCCGTCGCGCGAGCTGCGGGCCCAGCCGGTCTGGGTGCCGATGTCGATGGCGAGGATGTTCATGCGCGGCTCCGGTTCAAGCGTTGCAGTTCGGCCGCAACCTGCTGGCCGGTCAGGATTAGCGTCGACGCCGGTTTCAGTTCGGCGCGCAGCTCAGCGATCTCGTTGCGCAGAGCGCGGACCTCGGCGGCAAAGCTGGGTGACGACTCCGGTTCCGGGAACATCGCCCGGAGCACGTCAGCGGCGCGCGGCAGGTGTTGCGGTTTGTCGTATGGCGAAGGCATCGTTCAGGTTCTCCCGTGTCGTTGTTGTTGCCGCCCGACTTGCCAACTTGCGAAATTTGGCAAGTTCGGCGGCCGGGCGGGGTGGTGGTTACGCGGTCGGGCCCTCGCGCAAGGAATCGCCGTAGCACGTGGCGGACACGATGCCGGCTTTCGGCGCTGCTTCGAAGGCCGCGATGCGTTCGGTCAAAATGTTCGAATACGCCTCCATGACGTCGTACTGGCGAGCCAGGCGCCACTGCTCGTCCTCGGGCAGTTCGGCGTAGATCGGCGTGTCGAAGAACGCCTGCAGCTTCGCGCGCTTGCCTTCCAGCTCGGCCTGCTCATCGACCACGCGCTGCTGGTGCGGCTGCATCGTGCTGTAGCCGGGATGTGCGGCGCCGGGCGCGGGCGGGTGGTTCAGCGCCGACGCAGCGGTGCCCGCGATGTGCGCTTGGTACGCCTCGGCCGCCTTCAGCACGCTCTGGTAGCTGCCCAGGCCCGGCGAACGCAGGGCCATGTCGAGCGCTTGGAAGCGCACGTAGGAATCGTCTCTTGCGCCAGCGCCGGTGATCTGGCCGGTCGACTGGACCATCGCGGCCACCTTTGGCTCGTCGGCATGCTTCTCGGCCTG